CGGCAGGTTGCGAGCTGCCCGACTGCATTGGCTACGGACCGCAGCCGCGCTCGTCAGTCCTGCTTGCAGAGCTGCAGCAGCGCGCACGCCGTGTCCATCGTGACGATGCAGAGCCTGGAGACATCTTGTTGTTCGAGTGGCGCGAGGACATGCCGATGCACTTCGGCATCCTGTTGGCGAACGACTACCTAGTGCATGCGCACGGAGCGACTGGACGCGTGGTCAAGCATCGCTTGACGGCAGCATGGGCTGAACGCTTGCACAGCATCTGGAGAGCGGAGGGCGTCGATGGCTAGCGTTGGAGTTGCAGGAGCAGCGGCTGCGTATGCCTGGAACCCGTTCCTTGCAGCGGGTGCCATTGCGTTGGCGAGCTATCTCGACCAGCAATACCTCTACCCCGCGTTGCTTGAGGATGACAAAAGCAAGGCGCGTCCCCGTGGGCTTGTCGGGTTGCCGCAGACAACGACAACGCCCGGGACGCCTCGCGTCTGGGCGATTGGGCGACGCCTGCGCGTGCCTGCGCACGTCTTCTACCAGTCGCAGAAGGAACGCGAGGACACGATCAACGGGCCGAAGGGCGGCGTGGCAGGCGTTGTGCGGCGCGTGTTCGCAGACGTTGGCCTGCATGTAAACGACAGGCAAACGCTGCGCCTGACGCAGCTCGCTGCCAACGGGCAGCTGATCTATTGGCGCGACAAGAACCTCGTGCGCGTGACCACGAGCGAGATGACTTGCAGCATCGTGACCACAACGATTGCCACAGGCACAACGGCTGCGGGCAGCACAACGACTTCGGTCAACGCGACCACGCCTGCGTCGGCTGCTGGCGACTATCGTCAGCTCCAGTTTACAAGCGGTGCAAACAACGGCAAGGCGCGGCCCATCAAGACCAGCGCGGGAAGCACCTACACCTTCAACCGCGCCTTCCCAAGTGCGCCCCTGGCAGGCGACACGTTCTCTGTTGTGCGGCTGCAGTTGCAGCTCACGATGACCACAAGCTACGAGCCCGACTTCACCGACTACTTCGTGCTTGGCGACGTCGTTGACCTGCGCGGCTTCATCTCTGACTACTTGCCTGGTCTGGCGAACAACACGCCGTGGCAGACGAAGAGCTGGTGGCGCATCAGCGCGATCACTCAACACGCAGCGACGCCTTCGTCGATCACGCTCGACCCGATTATGGAGCAGGACTTCGGGCCTGTGACTTCCGTGACAGCCGGGACTGCGTTCGTGCCTGCGTCTGTTGTGCGCGAAGACGAGGTTGTCCTGCTGACTGAACCGCAAGAGGTTGTGACATCCACTGTCTACACGCCGCCAAGCGGTTCGCCATACGTCAAGGACACAAAGATCACTGCAGGCACGTTGTCGCAGGAGATGATCAACGAGCGGTTCCTGCGGTTCTTTGGAACCAACGGGCGCGTCAACGTCTTTGGCTACAACTTCACGGTCGCTGGCGTGGATCAAGGCACGACCACGCATCGCCTGCGCTACGCCTACGACGCAAACCCGCCTTACCCTTACCTCTATGCCAATGCGCTGGGCAGCGTCGGTTCCACGAACATCAGCACGATCAACGGACGCGCCGCAGTCATCGCACGACAGGTTGCGCTGCCCTACGAGACGGGCATGTTCTACGACGACCCAGCGGGTTGGTTCTACTCAGGCGACGACCTGCAAGTAGAGAACGAGATCATCCTGAAGACCGAGACGTCTGGTCAGGTGCCTGGGTTCCGAGGCATGGCCTACCAGATGCTGCAGCAGTGGGACTTGTCGACTTACTTCGGCAACCAAGTCCCGCCGATCGTGGAGGCGATCATCGAGCCAGATGCGTTGATGATCGTGCCGCAGGCTATCGTTCGCATCTGCGAGAGAGCGCAAGCACGCGACTTGAAGTTCGACACCGTTGGCGTTGAGCCAACGCCGTTCGATGGCTACTGGACGCAGGGTGCCATCCCGACCGTGACTGCACTGCAGCCGCTTCTAACTGCGTTCCAGGTCGCTGCACAGGAACGCAACGACACGTTGGTCTTCTTCAACATCGAGAACGCGGACCTCGTGCAGATCGAGAACGGAGCTGCGTTCTCTGATCTTGGTGTGACGAGCGGCGCAGACACTCCGTTCGCGGGCGACAAGATCAAGATCACGCAACGCGACATCTCGGATCTGCCGACGAGCATCGGCATCACGCACCAGGACCCAGATCAGCAATACAGCCAAGGCTTCCAGCACTTCAAGCAGCGGCAACCCTCGCCGTTGCCAAGTGCCAACGAGCAGAACATCAACCTCGACAACGTGGTCTTGAGTCGCAAGCAAGCTCGCAACCTTGCGGGCACCATCATGCGGAGGGCATGGGTCAACGCGACGTCCTTGGAGTTCCAGTTGCCCGTCGCCTACATGGAGCTGCTGGAGAATGACTTGGTGACGCTGACCGCCGACAACGGGCAGGACTTCACGGCGCGCATCATCCGCAGAGAGATCGGCAACAACTTCGTCATCAACGTCTACGCAGTCGTCGAGGACGTATCGCTTGCGGTTCGAGGTTCGCCTGTGCAGACGGCTGCAAGCCTCAACGTCGGCGTGATCGAAGCAGAGACGCCCGAAGCGCGCATCCTTGACGTTCCGCCGTTGCTCGATGCAGACGCGTCGATCCCAGGCTACTACGTGGGCGCGTGCAGCACTTCGTGGCAAGGCGCAACCGTCTACGAGTCACGTGACGGCGGCAACAACTGGACACAAGTGGCAACGCTCAACACGCAAGTCGGTATTGGCACGACCTTGACCGCGTTGCCTAGCGGGCCTGCAGGCGATGGCATCGGCAGCGTGACCTACGACACGACCAACAGCGTCACCGTGCAGATCGACAACCTCGGGCCTCTTGGCTTCCTGGTTACGACTACGACGGCGGGAGTCGAAGCGGGCGAGAACTGGATGCTGATCCAAGACGGCAACAATTGGGAGATCCTCGGTGCCCGCGATGTGATCGACAACGGCGATGGGTCCTACAGGTTTGAGCATCTGCTGCGCGGGTTGCGAGGCACCTTCGACTCCTGTGCAACAACGAAGGCCGCAGGTTCCAAGGTCACGTTCCTGCAGCTCGCACGCGACTACGAGGCGTTGAAGTTCGTGCCGCTGAACCTGTCAGGGTCGAGCTTGCCGATCACCCTGCAGGTCAAGGTTGTTGGCACGGGTCAAGCGTTGGTCGACGTCACAGCGGAGACGGTCACGATCAACGCATGGAACGCAAGGCCGATGCCGGGCAAGCTCTTCACGACCGAGCTGGATCTCACGTTCTACGACCGCAACTTTGTGTTTGAGCCGTGGACGCGCAGGCAGTCAGTCGTTGGCAGCGGTGGCCCCTACAACCTCGATGACTCGTTTGAGGGCTATCGCGTGCGCATCTACGACCCAACAGGCACAACGCTGCTGCGGACCAAGACCATCACGAGCTTGAGCACAGGCAGCAATCGCATCCGAGGAGATCGCTCGTGCCCGTATCCTGCAGCAGAGCAAACGGCTGACGGCTACACGCCTGGGCCTTCGACCACGTTCAAGGTCGAGCGCATGCAACTGGGCGACTTCGGTGAAGGTCGCACTTGGATGGAGGACGTCTGATGCCAGTCATCGACCAGAACTACGGCGAGAACGTCATCCTGTCGGGCGACTTTGCGCGCTTGACAGTCGCTGCCATCGACACGGCTGCGGACTACGTGCAGTTCCTGGACGCGACAGACGGCGCAGTCAAGCGCACGCTCGCGTCTGCCTTGGGCGGAGGCGGAGGTGGGGGCGCAGGCAACGCAGGCTCGACGACGATCGACTTCGGTCCGTTCCCAGGCGGTAGCGACGCCACGGTCACGGTCACGGGTCAGACGGGCATCGTGTCTGGGTCTGTCGTGCAGGCGTGGCTTGTTGCGCAAGCGACCGCTGATCACACCGCAGACGAGCATCGCGTTGAGACGCTAGCGATCACGTGCGGCAACATCGTCGCCAACACGAGCTTCGACATCTATGCAACCAACACGTCGCAGCTCAACGAACCGTTGATCCAGGCAGGCAACAACAAGAACCGCAACGCGTTGACGATGACCTTGGGTGCTTCCTCTCCTTCAATCGGCGGGCAAGGCACTCGCATCTACGGGACTTGGACAGTTCACTGGCGGTGGAGCTAACACATGGCGATCCAACTTCAAGGAAACAGCGGCACCGTTGCCGAAGTCGATGGCACCAACTACCGAGCGATGCGCACAACGCTTCGCCCGTTGGATTACGGCACGCTTGGCAGCTACCGCGTGTCGGGCCTGAGCGGCACGATGGCGGCAGGCCTTGCTGCCAATGCCGAGGTGTTTCAGTTCCGCTGGGTTGATTCCACGCGCTTGTGCGTCGTGACATCCGTGCTGTGGGACGGCTTGAGCGGGTCCGCTACTGCGTTCGCTGCGGGCTTTGCCAAGGTGGACATGCTTGTTGCCCGTTCGTGGACGGCAGACGGCAGCGGTGGCACGACGCTGACGCTAGCGGGCAACAATCAGAAGATGCGCAGCAGCATGAACACCACGCTGATCGGTGGTTCGCGCATCGCATCGACTGCTGCGTTGAGCGCAGGCACCAAGACCCTCGACGCGCAGGCCATCGGCCAATACTCCGCAGCCATCGGCACGGCGACCAGCACGCAGTGGATGCCTCAGTTCGACTTGTTTCACGCAGACCCAGGTGGCGAGAGTCCTTTGATCCTGTCGCAGAACGAGGGCTTCGTCGTGCGTGCAACCGTTCCAGCGACTGGCACGTGGCAGTTCGGCGTGACGGTTTGCTGGACCGAGCTGACGGACTACTGACATGTCGGCCATCAAGATCATCGTGGCGCACCCGCACATCGAGAGCGAAGGCGGCGTCTTGGAATACTGCGCCACCTACCGCTTGAGCGAAGCAGTGCTTGGCGTCATCGACGGAGAGGTTGGCTACGAGCCAGACCCAGGCCTGTCCGATGCTGAGATCCGCACGGAGCTGATCAACATGATCGTGGCCCATGCGAACCTGCAGACGAGCAACGTCGAAGCGTTCACTATCAGCGACGTCATCACATGGGAGCTGTGATCGTGACAACGGCAGACAAGCAATGGGATCGCTGGATGCGCATCGCCAGCGTGGCAACGACAAGCGTGGTTCTTCCCGGGATCGCGTGGGCCGTCAACATGACCAGGGACCTCGACGACCTGCGCAACCGCGTTGCGATGTTGGCGCAGCAGATGGACACAGATCGCAAAGGCATGGCGTCGCTCTGCGACGAGATCAAAGGCCTCCGCAGCAGCGTCGATGCACTTCGCAGCGACGTGTTGCAGAGACTGACGCGAGTCGAAACTCGCTTGGACACGACCATCAAATGAAAGCACTTCTACTTGCAGCCGTGATCTGCACGCTTCCATCGTGCGGTATCTACACCAAGCTCAACGACGCCGTGGACCGCATCGACCTCGCAACCAAAGAGGCCGATCAAGCCTTGCAAGGCGTGCAGCAGGGCCTCGTTGCGATGGGCGACAAAGGCAAAGAGCTTGCCGACAAGGTTGAGCAGGTGCGGACCGCGCTTGCGCAGGCAGACTTGAACGCCGATGGGCGCGTGGCAGGCGTCAACGAGTGGACGGAGCTGATCTATCAACTGCTCGCGCTGCTTGGCGTCGGCGGCTACGCCGTTGCGACGAACGCGAAGAGGCGAGCCAACACCCAGGCGATCTATGCGCAACTCGACGAACTCAAGGCTGCTGTGCGCACTGGCAGCGATGTCCCTCCTCAGTAGCTGCGCAACGACCAAGGCGATTGCCGAAGCTCCCGTTGAGTTCTGGCTGACCCTTGAGCGCATCGCGTTTGCCATGGGCAGCGACCTTGAATCGCTGCTCTTGTTGTTCGGTCTGTAGGTTCAGACGAGGTCTTCATCCATGCCCATCGTTCTCGGCAATCGTTGTCCGCACTTCTTCGACGGATGGCGGCGCGTCATCACTTCAGACACACACGAGCATCTTGCGGGTAAGTGCGCAGACGGAACGCGGTGGGTGTGGGCCTACGACCTTGGCAACGACCTTGCGGCGTTCGATGTGCGCGTTCAGCTCGCACCATACCAGCAGCTGAAGATCGAGCTGGTAGACAGCGAGCCCGAGGCGTTCGAGATCGCACCGCTCCCGCCGCACTTGTTGGATTGGTTCGGCGGACCTCCGTGCATCGAAGGCATCCCCATGTCGTGGGTGACGTCAGCGCAGGAAGGTGCCTGCTACAAGGCGCACTTCCGCATGAGGACCAGCACGTTGCTGCTCATCGACTTGTGGGTCCGCTGGTATCCCGACACGCCAAGCGTTGCCGAAGGCGAAGTCGTGATCGCTGCAAGCAACCCGAACGTGCAAGACGTGACACTGCACCTGCAGGACGATCTCAACCTGACATGGGGCACTGCGCAGGTGAACACGTTCGGCGACGCAGACGGCGTGTTGATGGCGCGAGGTTCAAGCCTTGCTGATGGGCAAGCGCGCTCGCTCCCGTTCGTGATGGCATGGGGCAACCGAGCAACGACGCAAGCGGATTGGTCGCGCATTAGCGCGCTCAACTCGTTCGGAATCGTTGGGCATGGCGTGCGTGATCTCTACCCGCAAGGCAACCCGTGGCCCATTGCAGGCAACCACAGGTTGCGCGTGGAGCAAGCGATTGCCGATGCCGTTGTGCGCATCCACAGCTACGACGCAGGACCTCTAGGCGTTGCGAAGGCCAGCACGGTGACTGGTTCGCAGGAGGATCAGCTGTTCCCAGGAGCCGATGCAGCTCTAGCAACTGGCTACGTTGGGCACGAGCTTGCGCGATACCTGACCGCTATGCGGCAATCGTTGCGCCCGTGCCATCACCTTGAAGCAGACGGTGAGCATCTGCGAGTTGAGCAGCATCCGCAGCTAGTGTTCTGGGATGGGCGTCCGCACTGGCACCCAGGCGTTTCGCCTGATCGCTTGGGCAAGCCGCGCACGCCTTACGCAGACGAGCTGCACGGGTGGTGGGGGCCTGATGTTGAACACGCGCTCTGCCAGACGCTGACGCTTGCGGCGCGCACGACACCTAGCGACGCGCTGCAGTGGCAGCTGCAACATTGGGCGCGCATCTATCGCCTGCAGTGGACAACGCGTCCCGGCTACAGCACGACGCAGACCTACGCAGCTCGCGCAGTTGGCTACGAGTGCTTGCTAGCGTGCAACCTGTGGAGCGCACTGCGCAACCGCGACACTGCACAACGTGTGCGCCTGCACTGGCAGCAACGCTTCGACACTGTGTTGCGTCCTGTGTTGTCCGCTAAGTGGGCCAACATCTGGGACGTTCGACAGGACGATCCGCGTCTTGGTGTTGGCCCTTGGTGGATGCCATGGCAACAGGCACTGGGTGCCTACGGAATGCAGCTAGCAGGTCGCACGTTCGACAGCGATGCTGCTACGACAATCGCGCAGGCCGCAGCGTTGAAGGTGGTCGAAGATGCATGGGTGCTGCGCAGCGAACGCTGGTTGTCGATGCCGCAGATGCCAGCGTTGGGGCAAGCACCAGCAACTGCGGACGAATCGTTCAATCACTTCGGCATGTGCCTCGCCCCTGCGGTTGTGCTGATGAACGACGCTAGCCACGCGAAGTCGAAGGCCATATGGGCGCAGCTAACCAGCGACAACAACGCGAAGGTCTGGTTGCCTCCGTTGTGATGCACGCGTGCTGCACCATCATCTAGATCTAGATGTTGACGATGCTGCGTCTACTCTTTAGAGGTAGAGCATCACACCGCTGGGCGATCGAGGCCGCTTTCTGACCGTTAGCGACTCCCCTTCCACCTTCCTACCTGCTCGGTCGCCCAGCTTTTCCTTCGCGTGTGTTTACACATCGCAGCGAAGGTGCTAAGGCTGCACTCGCTTGCGAGTAGCTGTGCAGTGCCGCGCAGCTATAGCAGTCTCCACCCGTGGTCAGCGGGGTTCCCTACGACTCGTCATCCGTGGGAAGCAAGCAGCCCGCAAGGGTTGTTCGCTGCACTTGGCACTAGGTGCGGCGAACCTTTCTACAGGTGGTGGCTAGGTGGTGGAGTTCTACGTCAAGGTTCACAAGTCGATGTTGCTGTCCTCGATCTGGGACGAGGACGATGCGACGCGCATCACTTGGGTGACGTTGCTGATGCTGTGCGACCAGACAGGCTACGTTGGTGCCAGCATCACGGGCATCGCGCACATGGCCCGTCTCAGCGTGGAACAAGCAGAGGCAGCGATGGCTGTGCTGATGGCACCCGATGCAGCTAGCAGGTCGAAGGCCCACGACGGCAGACGCGTTGTGGCTTGGGAGCGTGGCTACCTGTTGGTGAACTACGTTGCGCTGAAGGACGGCGATGACGAAACCACGCGCAAGGTGCAAGGCAGAGCAGCTTCGCGCAAGCACCGCAGCAACAAGCAGGATCTAGAACAGCAAGCACAGCTTGCAGAAGCTGGTGCAAGCCAGCCAGATCAGCTCATCGGTAAGGCTATCAAATCAGATCAGATCACAGAGTCTGTACCAGTACAAGCACCAAGGGGCAGAGGTGTGGAGGCACCACACGATGTGCGCGAGGACGTGTGGGTCGATTGGAACAAGCTGCGCAAGAGCTGCCGCGCACCCGTTACGCCAACAGTGCTCACGATGCTGCGCACCGAGGCAACCAAGGCAGGCATGAGCTTGGAAGCCGTGATGCAGTTGTGCCTGCTGCGTGGTTGGCGTGGCTTTCAAGCTGCATGGGTGCAAGGCACGCACAGAACACAACGCGAGCCAACAGGCACAGCACGCACTGCTGCGCAGGCCCGCCCGTTCATAACTCCAGACGGCACGCCCACTGTGGGCGACCTGTCTACCTACATGAAGAAGCAAGGAGACTGACAGATGACGAGCTTGGAAGAATGGCTAACCACAGAACTTGCACGGCACCCGTTCATCGAATGGGACACGCCACGCTGCCACGAGCTAGGTGCGCCAACGTGGAACGGGAAGCTGCGCACGTTGCAGGACATGCAGCGCACCAAGATCTGCACGACTAAGCACACAGACCCCATGAGTGGCATCGACGTTCGCTGTGCCAACTACGGGCAATCGTTCACTTCTTGGGACCTCATCGTGTGGCGTGACCACCGTGCGCACGTTGGCAAGAGCGACAGTGCAGGTTGGAGCAGGTGCCCAGAGTGCGACCGCCGCATTCAGCAAGAGCAGGGTGCATGGGCAGAGCGTCAACAGGAGCTGCACAACTACGCAGCACAAGCACAACGACAACGCACGGAGCAGGCCGCGATCCCCGAGCGATACGTTGGCAAGACCTTCGCAACGTGGAGCAGCAGCAGCGACGCGCAGAAGCAAGCGTGCGATGCAGCGTGGCACTATGCCGACAAGTTCCGCACAGCAGCACGCAAGACTGGTCGTTGCATGTTGCTGACGGGCAACATGGGAACAGGCAAGACGCACTTGGCTTGTGCGATAGCGCACGAGCTGTTGAGCCGTGGAATGAGCGTTGTCTACACGACAGCGATGGAGATGTTGGACAGGTTGCGTGCTACCTACGACACGAAGAACCGCACGGAGACCAAGCACGAAGCGTTGGAGCAGTTCGCAGAAGCGGACCTGTTGGTGATCGACGAGCTAGGCATGTCGTGGGGAACCGACAGCGAACGTGTCGAACTCTTTGCGATCTTCAATGCTCGCTACAACACGAAGCGACCAACGCTGATCGCTTGCAACGTTGCGCCAGAACAAGTGCGTGCGATTCTCGGTGAGCGCATATACGACCGCATCACAGAGCAAGGTTGCGATCTGATTCGCTTCGATTGGGACAGCAGGAGGTCAGCATGAGTTGGGCACGCGCAACCGACCCCAGCACATCGCACGCTGCCGCTGCATCGGTGCGTGGCACACCCGACAAGCGTGGTGCGTGCCTGCTGGCACTTGCTACCTGCGGACCCTGCACCGACGAGGAGTTGTTCACCTACTACCTGCGCCAAGTGCCTGCGCAGGGTTGGCCCATGCAGTCGCCGTCTGGCCTGCGCACCCGTCGCGCTGAACTGGTGCGCGAAGGACTGGTGCGCGACAGCAAGATGCGCTCGCTAACGGTGGCAGGACGCAGGTCCATCCTGTGGGAAGTGTCGCCGTAACTGACGTAGATGCGTAGGTTTAGACGGCTTCGAAAATATTTGATCACCTGTGCTTTACAACGGGCAGCACCTTCGCCATGCTGATCTGGTGCGCCACATGGTGTGGTGCACGCAAGTTGGCACTGCCAACGGAGACTGCAAGTGATCAAGACGAAGCAAGCTAGCAAGGCACCCAAGCACCAGTGGCTTGGCGTGGTGTTCTACCTCGGGGCGATGATCTGGGCGCACGGCGCGACGCAGGACGAGGCTGCGGTGGCATGTGCCAAGCGTGCGCAGCGTGACCTGCGCCCCTACCTGAAGCGTGGCGCGAAGCCTGTGTGGCTCGTGAACCTCTACGAAGTGCACGACCAGGACTGGTCGTATGACCAGGACACGGGCATCACGCTGGCCGATGGCACGCGTGCACAGGTCGAAGCCAAGATGGGACTGCAAGCGTGAACCACTGCGCCCCGCCTTCGGGCGGGGCCAACCCAACCAACACGGAGACCACCATGACGAACATGAGCTACTGCCGATTCCAGAACACGCTGCAAGACCTGCTCGACTGCAAGGACCAGTTGGAGCTGCTGCTGTGCGGTGACCCCGAGGTCACGCGCATCGACTGCAAGGACGAACGTCGTGCACGCATTCGGCTTGTCGAGACCTGCTTTGAGCTGGTCGAGTTGTTCACCAGTGCTGGCATCGACCCCGACGTTGCGGACCTGCAACGTCCCATCGAGCGAGTGGTGCAGGAGAACGAGGACGCGGTGGAAGCCTTTGCCGAGGAGGATCAAGCCTACTTCGACAAGGAGGACAACGCATGAAGGCCCAACGCGTGTGGGTGCAGTGCATGGGCGGCAGCAGCTACTCGTGCGACTACGCAGAGCACAGCCAAGCCTTCGCCTCGGTAGCCGAGGCCAAGCGGCACGCGATGCAGTTCTGGCGGGTGCAGCCTTGCAGCCAGGATGTGACCTTCTGGGTCTACATGTCGAACCCGTTGCACGACCGCAGCGGGCGAGACTACCCCGACCAAGTGTGGAGCCGCACGCGCACTGGTGGCGTGCGAGTGGAGGCAGCATGAGCAGCCTGCCTGGATCGCGCCGCGAAGGCGAGACCCTGCGTGAATGGGTCGTGCGTTGTTGGCGGTTGGGTTGGGTGCCTGCTAACGGTGGCACCGAGCAGCCGATGCTGCGGCACGGGAGGCGCGTGCTGTATTGCGTTGACCTACAACGCGGCGTTCACGCCTACATCAACTGCGACACGGACATGGTGGAGGAGAACGTCTGATGCAGACATTCCTTCCCTACGCCGACTTCCGCGCATCTGTCCGATGCCTGGACTACCGCAGGCTAGGCAAGCAGCGTGTGGAAGCCATGCAGCTCGTCCAGGCGATCCAAACCAACGGCACTTGGCTCAAGCATCCTGCTGCACAGATGTGGAAGAACCACGTGCCTGCGCTGCAGTTTTACCATGACTGTGCGGTCGTGGAGTGGATTCGTCGTGGCTACCGTAACTCCATGACCCTGTATCTACCCACGGAAGTCGAGATGCCCTCTTGGATCGGCATGGAGACGTTTCATGCCAGCCACCGCAGCAACCTGCTCCGGAAGGACCCAGACTTCTACGGGCAGTTTGGATGGGTCGAACCCAACAACCTGCCCTACGTGTGGCCCAGCCACGAACGCAAACCCATGTTGGTCAATGCGTAGGACAGGCGGCAACTTTTGTCCACATTTTGTTTTACTTGCCCACAGCTACCCGTAGCCTGTGTTCCCGTGGTAGCTGACCTTCCAAACCTGACCAAGCAAGCCAGCCATGGGCTGGAGGAGATGACGATGTCCGACGACCTGTTCAAGCAGCTGCATCAGCTGGAGCAATACGCGTTCTACGCATGCATCGGTGCCAAGCACGCAGCACAGTCTGCCTTCTACTGGATGGCAGAAGGCAACCGCAGTGATGCTGCCGAACGTGCCGAACACGCCAACCGCATGGCGAAGCGTTGCATCGCCACCCATCAACAGGTGGTGGCGTTGACGAGCGACCCGAAGTGCCGCGCAGCACGCGACTGCAAGAAGCTGGCTCGCAAGGCACGCCTGCACGCGATGACCGCTGCGCTGGAGGTGGCACTGTGACACGTTCCTACGACCACGCGATGCAGTCGGGCTTTGGTGGAGCATGGAGGTTCCACGCATGCCCAGAGTGCAACGGCAGTAACCAGCAAAGCAACATGGTCAGCGGCATCGTGAACTGGTGGTTCGCTGATGCAGAGGACGACATGTGTTCCATGTGCCGTGCCGAACATGAGGCACAGGAATGGCACTACCACGAGCAGCGTTTGGTTGCCGACGAACCGCAACCAGAACCTGAGGCCCCGATCAACTACGACGATATTCCGTTTTGATGACCACGGTGCCCCATGGTGGGGCACCACAACTAGGAGACTGACAGATGACGAACTCGATGATGCTGAACGCCCAGTGGGCGACCCGTCCGAATGACCAGCGGTTCCTCACCCTTGAGGACCTGCACACGGCAACCTTGGCCCGCAAGGATGCTAGTTTCACGCAGCAGGTGCGGCTTGCTGACATGCGAGCCTTGCCGCTGGAGGACAACCGACTGGCGTTGTCGTGGAACAACTACGGCGAGATCGCTCAAGCCGAGCCGACGCACTGGTCGTTCAACCAGATTGCCAACGTGACCGGATCCCCCGCAGCATGGATGCGCCGCATCCCATCCGCACTCGCCGCGATCAACCTACAGTATGGGTTGGAGAACCTGTCGAGCCGCGAGGATGGGCTGCTGTTGGTGGACGAGCGCGACATGGGCATCCGAGCCTTGACCTCCACGACGTATGGACGCGTGTGGGATCACGAACTGGTGGAGGCCGTGATGGCAGTGAACGAGGCCCACGGCGGTCGCTGGAAGATCCCTACCGCCAGCTACGCAACGCAGAACCCGAAGCGTGCAACGACGCTCTACGCATCCGACCGTGACGTGTGGATGTTCCTGGTGGATGACCAGCATCCCATCGAGGTGGACGGCGAGACGCTGTTCCGTGGGTTCGCTGCCAGCAACAGCGAGGTCGGTGGCGGGACCGTCTACCTCACGACGTTCCTCTACCGCTACATCTGCGACAACCGCATCATCTGGGGCATGACTGACCAGAAGGAGATCAACATCAAGCACACTCGCAACGCGCCCGAGAGGTTCCGGTCGGAGGTTGGACCTGCGCTGCTTGCCTACAGCAACGCCAGTGACAGTGGCGTGGTGCAGATGATCCGCGCTGCGAAGAACGAAGTCATCAGTGCGCAGAGCGACACCGAGGAGGTGAGCAACTGGCTGCGTGCGCGTGGTTTCACTGCAGCCATGGCGAAGTCGGTGCAGACTGCAGCACGCGCTGAAGAGGGCGAGGTCCGCACTGTGTGGGACATCGTGCAAGGTGTGACTGCACACGCACGTTCCATCGAACACCAGGACGAGCGCATCGAACTGGAGCTGCGTGCAACCAAGTTGCTGTCGGCTTTGAACTAACCAACCAACGCCCGCCTTCGGGCGGGCACCACCAACAAGGAGACCGCGATGACGAACGTTACGAACGAAGAACAGCAGGTGCGCATCAGGCTCACCGACGAGTTGAAGATCTGGGCTGTAAGCCACGGAGCCGATCTGGCGAAGTTGTGGGGCGCGCCCTTGGACATCTACCGCGATCTGCTGCAGTCTGAGATCAAGATGTATGAAGCCGCAAGGGAGCAGCGCGTCGCCATGGACGCTCTCAGCAACTGGCTCAAGAGCCAAGTGGTGCAGGCATGAACGGCTTGCAAGGCGGACAAGGCCGTGACGCGCAGGAGCTGCTCGACACTGCGCACGGCATGTGGATTCTGCTGCTGTTGCTGGGTGCAGCAGCGGCAGTGGCTTGGCTCGTCACGGAGGTGATGTGATGGCCCACTGGTATTCAGCAGACGGAACGCGGGTCGATGTAGTGGTTGGGTCGAAAGGCCAACCAGTTGCACCGGACCTGCGGCACGCTCGCAAGAACAACCTTGCCTGCGGCGTGACCACGATCATCAAGTGCGCTGCTGCCGAGGCCTTGGTGGTCTACCGGGAGAGGCAAGTGCTGATGGCTGCGCTAACGCTACCGCGCAGCGAGCAGGAGAGTGACGAGGACTACTGCGCTCGCGTGATGCGCGACAGCAAGCAGCACGCCGAGGAAGCTGCGCTTGCTGGCACTGCGCTACATGCTGAGATCGAGCATGGCATCAACGACCCTGCTAACGACAACGCATGGGTGCAGGCTGCACGCGCTGCACTGGTTGCCCAATACGGGCAGCGGGAGTGGTTCACAGAGCACAGTGCGGTGAGCTGCTACGGGTTCGCAACCAAGAGCGACCTGTGTTCGCCGCCAACCGTTGGCAACAACGGTGCGCACAGGCCAGTCGTGGTCGATATCAAATCGAAGGACGGGCCTTTGGATGAGCTAAAGACCTACGACGAGCACCACATGCAGCTCGCAGCTACTGCACAGGCACTGGGCTGGAGCGTGGATCGACAGTGCGCGATCCTGTTCCTTCGACGTGACCAACCCGAGGCAAGGTTGGTGATTGTGGAGCACGAGAAGCTGCAACGCGGTTGGCAGATGTTCGGTTGCCTACTGCGGTTCTGGCAGCATAAGAACAACTACAAGCCCGCGTGGGCACAGGACATTCCCTACTGGAGTCTGCAATGACCAAGAATCTGATGACTGCGTTGTGTGCGGCGATGGGCGAGATGCGTGACCCTGTCAAGCGATCGCAGAACCCGCACTTCCGTTCCCGGTTTGCCGACCTGAGCGAAGTGCTCGACTGCATCGAGGGACCGCTGCACAAGCACGGACTCGTGTTCGTGCAGTTGCTGCGGCCCGACAGCGGCGGGAACCTGTTGCTGCACTCGCAGGTGCACCACGCAGCTAGCGGCGAAGTGCTGGAGGCGATTGCACCAATCGTGGCGGAGAAGGCAGGCCCGCAGGCTCTTGGCTCAGCGATCAGCTACATGCGCAGGTATTCTGCCAAGGCTATGTTCTCGCTCGCAGACGCTGACGAGGACGATGACGCAGAGCGTGCTACGATGCGCACACAACCGCCACCCAAGGCTGCACCCGTGGTGCGTGCTGCACCAGCACCTGCCGAGAGTGCACCGAAGCCCAAGGCACCAAAGCCACGCGTTGAGGATGGAATGCAGCAGCTAGCAGAGTGCCAGACTGTTGCGGCACTGAACGCAACCGCTGCCAAGTTCCAGAACGCAGGCTACACACCGGAGCAGCTCGACGAACTGCGCGGTGCGTTCATGGCACGCAGGGAGGCACTGGAATGACCGTGCAAGCCATTCGCAATCTGGAGGACCTGCCTCCCATCGTGACGATTGCCGAAGCTGCACACGTTGCAAGGTGCAGCGCATCGACCATTCGGCGTGCTATCCGCACAGGCCTCATCAAGTCGAGCCGAGCGTTTGCAACAGGTGCATCGCCGCACAGGATTCTGCGCGAGGACCTCATCGCATGGCTCAACACTGGTGCACAGGTGCAGCCGTGAACGACGCTACGGCAGACACCATCGCGCAGCTCATTCGGCAGATCGAAGTGCTGCGCAGTGCGCTAACTGGTCGCACCATGTCGTGCGAGTGGTGCAACAGCACAGCGAAGCAACTAGCGCAAGCCGAAGCCGAAGCTGGTCTGCTGCGTGCTGCAATCGTCGAGTTCGTCAAGTGGGACAGCAACGGGCAGCAGACGCGTCGCTGGGTCGATGCAAAGAACCGCTTGCACAATCTGGCGAACAACGCACAGCCGTGAAGCCAACCGACGAACAACTGCGCATGTTGCGCGACACCTACCAGCACTGCCGCAAGTGGGCAACTGCTGGTCAGGTGGGCCAGAACGCAATCACACTGCTAGCTGCACTCGACGAACTGCTCGATCGCCGTGCAGCAGATGCAAAGGAGAAGCAACCAACGTCGCATGACTAAGCCACAGAAGCTGGTAGACACTTGGGTCGAGGGCGAGCCGAAAGCGCAACCTCGGCCCAGAGCCTTTTCTAGGGGAGGAAAGATCCGACTATGGGACCCAGGCACTGCCGACCCGTGGAAGGCACTAGTTGCGCACGAGCTGCGCCCCTATCGCCCCGAGCAACCAATCGACTCACCTGTGCTGCTGGTGGTCGAGTTCCACTTGCCCAGGCCACAGAGGCTGATGCGTGCCAAAGACCAGGACGAGCCTGTGTCGTGCACAAGCAAGCCCGACATCGACAACTTGCTGAAGGCTATCATGGACGCTCTCACGGACGATGGCTGGTGGATTGACGATGCGGTGGTTGTTGCCACCAGTGCGTCAAAGATGTTCCATGCCAAGCACAGCGGGCCAGGAGCAGCGATTAGCATCTACCAACTCGACGAAGAGTTGCGCATCCACTTCGAATAGACACACATGATCCACGCTCAAAAGGTAGTAGTCGTTCCGATCAGCACGCTTGTTCCAGACCCTGCCAACGCACGCAAGCACGACGAAAAGAACGTCACGGCCATCGCCAACTCGCTGCAGTTGTTCGGGCAGCGCAAGGCCATCGTCGTTCAAAAGAAGGGCATGGTGGTTCGCGCAGGCAACGGCACGCTGCAAGCAGCCAAGCAACTAGGCTGGAAGGAGATCGCTGCCGTGGTCATCGACGATGACAACACGACCGCAGCACAGTATGCCATTGCCGACAACAGATCAGCAGAGCTAGCCGATTGGGACATGGACGCGCTCGGCAGCTTGCTTACGGAGTGGGACGATGAAGTGCAGCAACAGCTCGGCTTCGACAAGGGCGATCTAGAGCAGCTCATGCAGGACTCCGAGCAGGCAGCGGCAGAGCTGACTGACAACTACTCGCGCAAGGTGCAGGCCCCAATCTACGAACCCAAGGGCACGCAGCCCAAGGTTGCTGAGTTGTTCGACCGCAGTGCCACCGAACGGTTGCAGCAGGAGATCGCCGCGCACCAACTGCCGCCCGACGTGAAGGAGTTCTTGCTGGCTGCTGCGCAACGGCACACGCAGTTCCACTTCGCACGAATCGCCGAGTTCTACTGCCACGCAGAACCAGAAACGCAACGCTTGATGGAAGCGTCCGCGCTAGTGGTCATCGACTTCAACGAAGCGGTGGCACGCGGCTTCGTGCAGCTCACGGAACGGCTGCGCAACCTCGCAGAACAGGAGGCCACCAATGACGATGCGTGATGACTTCTGCATGTTGATCCTCACGCACGGCAGGCCAGATAACGTGCTAACGCTGGAGGCACTCGCAAAGGCAGGCTACACAGGCAAGGTCTTCCTGGTGATAGACAACGAGGACAAGCGAGCGCAGGAGTACTTCGACAGATACGGTGATCGCGTAGTGCAGTTCGACAAGCAGGCTGTCGATGAGTGGTCCGACGCAGGCGACAACACCGGAAAGCGCAACGCGATTCTGTGGGCACGCAACGCGTCGTTCGACATCGCCAAGCAGGTTGGCTGCCGCTACTTCATGCAGCTCGACGATGACTACGTCCGTTTCGAGTTCATGTTCGACCACGAGTTCCGCCCGACGCACATACCCATTCGGGCTGCAATGGACGATGTGATCAACGCGATGCTCGACTTCTACATCGCAACACCAGTGCTCACGATTGCCATGGCACAGCAGGGCGACTTCAACGGTGGCCCGCAAGGACAGCCGAGCGTGCGGTTGTTACGCAAGGCCATGAACAGCTTCTTGTGCAGCACAGATCGCCCGTTCAAGTTCGCTGGCAGGTTCAACGAGGACGTAAGCACCTACGTGAGCCGCAGCCTTCGCGGGCAGTTGTTCTTCACCGTCATGCAGACCTCGCTGTCGCAGAAGCAAACGCAGACGCAGAAGGGTGGAATGACCGAGGCCTACATGGATTCGGGCACCTACGTGAAGTCGTTCATGACCGTGATGCACGCGCCCTCGTGCGTCAAGATTGGCGAGTTCGGGGACAACAGGTCCGACAAGTATCGCATTCACCATCGCATCAACTGGGAATGCTGCGCACCCAAGATCCTGCACGAAAAGCACAGGAGCACCATGAATGGCTAGGCCACGCAGCAAGATGACTCCCGATGTGGAAGAGGCGATTCTCCGTGGAGTTCGCCTGGGCCTGCACGCTGACCGAGCAGCCATGGCAGCAGGCGTGAAGCCTTCGACGATGCGTATGCACAAGAAGGCCAACCCCGAGTTCTTGACGGCTATAAAAGAAGCCGAAGCCGTAGCGGAACGCGGGTTTCTCAGCCGCATCATCCAGCACTCGCAGCGGCACTGGACCGCCGCAGCCTGGATGTTGGAGCGCAGGTTCCCCGACCGTTGGTCGAAGCGCGAACACGTCGAGGTCAGCACTCGCGGAGAAGCCAAGCAACTCCTTGAGGACTTGGCAGCCATTCGCAAGGCATCGGAAGCCACGCCAGATGATTCCCAGTAGGTGGACGAAGCTGCGGTGGCACCCTGAACAGCAACGGCTGCGTGCAAGCAGTGCACGTTGGCGTGTGGTTGCAGCAGGTCGCCGCAGTGGCAAGACCGAACTTGCCAAGCGCAGGCTCATCGAAGCTGCACTCGATCCACCCATGGTCAGCGTGCCGACGTTCATCGCGGCTGCACCAACGCGTGACCAAGCCAAGCGCATCTGGTGGGACGATCTGAAGGGCATGTCGCCCCTTCAGTGGGTTAGCCACATCAGCGAGTCGGAACTCACCATCTACTACAAGACAGGTGCACGCGTGCTGGTGGTTGGGCTTGACCGTCCGCAACGCATCGAAGGCATCGCCATCGACGGAGCCGTCATCGACGAGATCGACGAATGCCGTGCGAGCGTGTGGACCTCTTCGCTGCGGCCTGCGCTATCGACGGCAGACCGTCCTGGTTGGTGTTGGTTCATTGGCAGGCCCAAGGGTCGCAGGTTGCTTTACGACCTGTTCCAGAACGCAGCCAACACGCCCGACTGGGAAGCGTTCCACTGGACAAGTGCTGAGGTGATTGGGCCAAGCGAAGTGGCAGCAGCTCGCCGCGACCTCGACCTGCGTTCGTTCCAGCAGGAATACGAGGCCGCGTTTCTCAGTGCGACGGGCTTGGTCTACTACGCATTCGACCGCGCCAAGCACCTGCGCACAGTTCGCTACGACCCAAGCCTGCCACTAGTTGTCGCGCTTGACTTCAACGTGTCACCGGGATCAGCAGTGCTGTTGCAGGAACAGATGCTGCCACCGTGGGACAACCCTCACGGCGCAGTGGTGCAGCACACGGTGGTCGTGGGCGAAGTGCACATCCCCGATGACAGTCGCACGGACCTCGTGTGCCAACGCATCGCGCAACGGTTCGCTGGGCACGCACAGGAGGTCTACCTGTATGGGGACCCAGCAGGCAACCAACGCAGAACGAGTGCGCAGTCGAACGACTGGGACATCGTGCGTCAGCACCTGCGTCAAGTGTTCAGCAACGTGCGCGACCGCGTGGCTAAGAGTGCGCCACTGGTGGTGGACAGCAGCAACAGTGTGAACGCTAGGCTGTGCAACGCAGCAGGCGAGGTTCGCTTCGCCATGGATGCAGCCGTTGCGCCCCAACTGCTGATGGACCTTGAAGGGGTTGCGTGGATCGAGGACCATGCCACGCGTGAGATCGACAAGTCCGACAGCAAGCGAACGCACTGGAGCGACGCGCTGCGCTACTACCTGCACGAGCGATTCCCAATCGGCGGCAACAACATGAGGGTGAACTGATGGATGGCAAGTTTGTCGGAGCGTGGCACACCATGCGCAAGGCCATGGAGGTCGACCGCATCATCACCAGGGCGTTGCGTGGTGGCACGACCGCCATGCGGGCAATCGGCACGGTGCTGACCCCAATGGACCACCGCGAGCGCAAGCAGTGGCGCGAGTATCAGTCCCGCCTGCTGCGCACCTGCTTGTTCGGAGCCTACAACGACGCCATCGGTGGAATCGTCGACAAGCCTTTCCAGCGTGCCATCGAGCTGAAGGCCATGGAACAACTACCGGACAACCTTCAGGCCCTAGAAACCGATTGTGACCGCGAGGGGACGAACCTTACGCAGCTCGGTCGCGTGCTGATGGACGCACTGGCCGACACTGGGTTGGCGATGCTGCTGATTGACAAGCCACCTGCTCAAGTGGTGGACGAAACCACGTTGGGCCTGCCGCCAGAACAGCAACGGCTGCGCCCGATGACACTTGCCGAGGAGGAAGCCCAGCAGGTTCGCCCCTACTTCGTGCACCTGCACCCAGACTCCGTGATCAACTGGGCATGGCGGCGGGACACCAGTGGCAAGCGCATCCTGTCCTCGATTGCTATCTACGAGGAAGAGCAAGCAACAGGCAACCTCGCGCAGCAAGACACCACGTTGCAACGCGTGCGCATCTGGACTGAGAACGATTGGCAGGTGTGGGAGCGCGAGGCCCCGTTGAGCAACGCAAGCGGGCTGACGGCGGACATCACCACGCAGGCCGACCTGTTGATGACTAGCAAGCAGGCCAGCAACCAAACGAGCGGCAACGAGCGCGACCCATACAGGTTGATCGCACAAGGCCCCAACCCTCTGGGCCGCGTGCCTGTTGTGTGGCGCAACGTGAGCAAGCGGGGCAGTGACCCACTTTCAGCTCGGCCACCACTTATCGACCTCGCCTGGAAGAACGTCGATGACTGGCTAGTCACCAGCAGCCTTTCGAACAACCTGCACTGGCACAGCTACCCAGTTCTGTCGATTGCAGGCGCATCGGCTGACCTTGCGGACGGTTCGCAGGAGATCGTCTACGGTGCAGGTGCCACCATCGTCTCCCGCGATCCACAGATGCGCGTTGGGTTCGTGGAGACGGCAGGTGCCGCAAGCAAGCAGCTCATGGAACGCCTTGCCACCATCAGGCAAGAGGAGCAGAGCCTTGGCCTTGCCCCGTTCTTGGATCAGGTAAGCGCAGGCACCACCGCGACAGCAGTTGACGCAGCTGGAGCAAGGTCGCAGTCACGCGTGCAGGCGTGGACCGAACAGATCGAGTGGTTGCTCTACGACGCGTTCCAGCTTGCGATGCTGTGGGAAACCAACGGCAGCACCAACGAACTTCCCGAGGAGTTCGACCTCGACATCTTCAGGGATTTCGGCATTCCAACGCGTTCGCAAACAGACTTGCAGACCCTGTTGCAGATGCGCCAGATGCGTGAGATCACGCAAGAGACCTTCCTGCGCGAAGTGCAGAAGCGTGGCACCCTTGGCGACGAAGTGGATATCGAGGTCGAGGTCGAGGAAACGGACGCTGAAGGTGCAAGCCTTGGCGAGTTGATGCCTGCCACCGCATTGCCGAATGGCGAGGACGAACCGAGCAACATGGAAGAACCGCAAGAAGAGCCAAGCAACAACACGGCAACGGAACCAACGGCTGCCGCTGCTGCTGCCGCTGCTGGTGTGCCTGCTGCCGATACCGCGTTGAATGGTGCGCAGGTGCAGGCCGCAGCTGCGATCGTGCAACAGGTGGCGTTGCGCCAACTGCCGCGTGACAGTGGCGTGGCACAGTTGGTCGAGTTCTTCAACATCGGCCAAGACAAGGCCGAGCGCATCATGGGAGCTGTGGGCAAGACCTTCTTCATCGAAGCACCTGCGCCAACCCCGCCACCTGCATGAACCAAGCTGGTGCGCTAGCTGCTGCCAGCTAGTTGCACCAACACGACACACACCATGGCAACCGCAAAGAGGAAGCAAGGCACCACGGTCAACGCCAAGCTGCAAGACCAAGCGATCAAGCACGCGTTGTTCTTGGAGCGTTACAAGACTCTGGTGAGCGAAGAGGCAGTATCGTTCCTGAACGCCGATGTGTTCCCAGACTTGTTGGCCCGCTTAGAGGCACGACTGCAAAGCATCCGGCAACGCGGGGTCGATACAGGTTGGGAAACGACCCAACGATACAAGCAGTTCCTCACCGACTTGCAAGACCTGCTCGACGAGGGTTCTGTTGAGTTGCGCAAGCGCACAGCCAAGGTGCTGCGCGAGCTAGCTACTATCGAGGCCAAGTGGCAGTTGCGAACTGTGCGCGAGCTGGTGCCGAAGGATGCAGTGGCAGCAGTGGTGCCAGACAAGCGGCTGAACCTGACCACGGTTCAGGCAGTGGTGCAGCAGCCCATCCAAGGCAGGGTTCTTGGTGATTGGGTGCAGGACCTAGCCGACAGCACACGCAAGCGAGTCGAACGGCAGGTAGGGATCGGGCTAGCTTCTGGCGAAACAGTTGACCAGATAGTGACCCGAGTTCGCGGAACCAAAGCTGCCAGCTACCGTGACGGGGTTCTAGACGCGACCAGGATCGAGGCACAGGCTGTTGTGCGCACTGCTGCGGCACATGTGTCAACGCAGGCCCGCGTGGCAACCTACGAAGCCATGGCCGACGTGATCGAGGGCGTTCAGTGGGTGGCAACGTTGGACACGTCCACCTGCAAGATCTGCGGGCCGTTGGATGGGCAGGTGTTCGAGATCAAGAAACTGCCGCCGCAGCCTGCGCACTTCAACTGCCGCTGCACCACAGTGCCTGTGCTTATGAGCATCGACAAGATCGGCCAGCGCAAGAAGGTTGGCGAGGTAAGCGACGAAACACGCAGCGCGATGGACGGCGATGTGCCAGCAAGCGTGACCTACGACGAATGGATTAAGTCCCAACCTGCCGAAGTGCAGGACGAGGTGTTCGGGCGTGGTCGTGCCAAGCTCTACCGCGAAGGCAAGATCAGCACGCGGGACATGGTTACACGCACGGGGCGCACCAAGACCCTGGACGAGCTGCGCAAGTAGTTTCCAGTTCGGAAACAACTGCGGCACCCAAGCGCACGCAGTTGAGAACACTGACGAGCTGTGATACGTAGTGACTCACTACCGCATCAAGTGGGCAGCGTGTTCGGCCTGTTGACTGGCTGTTGAGTCAACACGCTTGGCTGTGGCAAGGGTTGAACGCGTTGAGCTGCTATTGATTCAACACCCATGCAGCAGGCAGGGTGCTGAGCTGTTTGAGTTGGCGTGAGTCACTGCTGGTCTTGCGCTGGCTTGCGTTCACGGGTAAGAAGCTGGTGTGCTTCGAATCGTTGCCGACAAACTCGATGACCTTCCCGAAGGCCTGCGCGGCAACGCCAAGGCAGAGGGCGACAAGTTCGTGGTCACGGACATGCCCAAAGGTTGGGCGGTCGACGACGTTGGCGGCATGAAGCACTCGCTGGGCATCGAGCGCACACTGCGCAAAGAGGCCGAGCAAGCCCTCAAGGCGTACGAGGGCATCGAGGATGCGGACGCAGCTCGCAAGGCTTTGGAGCAGATGAAGGCGGGGAGCCTTCGCAGTTCCAAGGAGATTGACGAGTTTCGTCAGCAGCTCGAAGCGAAGGTTGCTGCCGACTTGAGTAAGAAGGATCAGCTCGCCAACGGGTTGACCAAGCAGCTGCGGGAGATGTTGGTAGACAAGGCCATCACCGAAGCGATTGCCAAGGAAGGCGGAAACCTCAAGCTGCTGCTCCCCATCGTGCGTGGAGCAGTGAAGGCCGAGACGTCAGCGGACGGTGTGTTCGCTGTGTCGGTGGTCGACGAACAAGGCAAGGAGCTTGTGAGCAGGGTCGAGGGGTCGACCAAGCCCATGGGCATCGCTGAGTTCGTCAACGGGCTGAAGTCGCAGGCGGAGTTCCGTGCTGCCTTCAGTGGTTCAGGCATCGGGGGGTCCGGTGCCGCCCACGCGAACGGGGGGTCCGTTGCGAGTGGTTCCAACAAGGCAAACCTGTCCTCGCTGGAGCTTCTAGAGCGTGCAAACAGCCGTATGTAGCGGCCACGCTATCCACGGGGACACAGTTCTCTGTGAGGTAGTTCATGGCTCTTACCATTCTCGAAGCGGCGCGCATCGCCGCTAACAACGGCGAAGACAAGAAGGCGGGCGTCTTGATGACGTTCGCCGAGACCTCGCCTCTCCTGGCAGCGATGCCCATCGTCAACATCGCTGGCAACTCCTACGCCTACGTGCGTGAGTCAGTCCTTCCTGGCGTCGCGTTCCGCGCCGTCAACGAGGCCTACACCGAGTCGGCAGGAGCGACGGCGCAGATCAGCGAGCCGCTGAAGCTCATCGGCGGCGATCTCGACGTGGACAAGTTCCTCGTGCAGACGAACGGCGCGCAGGTGCGCAGCGTCCACGAGCGCATGAAGGCCACGGCTTTGGCGCAGCAGATCGGCATCAAGCTCGTCAAGGGCGACGCCACGATCACCACGAAGGAGTTCAACGGTCTGGAGGCCCGCTACGGCGGCACGACCACGACCGTTGTCGCTGGTGGTCAAGTCCTCTCCCAGGCGGGCGCGCTGTCGATGAAGAAGCTGGATGAGATGATCGACTTGGTGGACCCGGGTATCGGCAGCAAGGTTCTGCTGATGACGAAGGCCATGGCGCGCAACATGCTCGCCTACTTGCGCAGCAGCTCGACCGCCATCAGCATGTCGGTCAACGAGTTCGGCCAACGCGTCACGAGCTACTACAACATGCCCATCCTGATCGCTGACCAGAACGGCGATCAAGCGGGCATCGTTGCAGGCGATGACGGCACCAGCCCGAACCGCGAGTCGATCTACTGCCTCGCTCTCGGCCCGTCGGGCCTGCACATGATCCAGAGCGGCGGCATGGTCGTGACGGACCTCGGTGAGGTCCACACGGCTCCCGTCTACCGCACCCGCGTGGAGTGGTATTGCGGCCTCGTTGACGAACACCCGCGCTGCGTGGCGCGCCTCGCCAACATCAACTCTGCCGACACGGCTGGGGCCTGATCCAAGGAGCAACACATGTCCATTCCAGGCGACTACGACGGCACGCTCGACAGCCTGCTCGTCATCAACAGCACCGCGCACACGGTCGGCAGCGCAACGACGGGCAACGGCTCGACGCTCACGCTGCCAGCCGTCGCGGGTGAGTACACCTTGCACCTTGAAGTGACCGCCTGCAGCACGGCGACGGGCGACTGCGCGATCCTCAACGTGCAAGGCAGCACGAGCAGCACGTTTGCATCTGGCAACCACCTGCTCGGAACGCACGCCTTCGGAGCTGCTGCGATCATCACGACTACGCTCGGCGGCACGAACTCTGCGGCACGAGGCACCGGGAGCTACAGCTTCCGTCTGTCCAACGTTGCGTTCGACAACACGGCGACGCCTATCGTCCTGCCCTACGTTCGCATCCAGGTGCGCACGGTAGGTGCGACTTCGGGCGTGACCTACACCGCGAGCTTGACGCAGGTGCAGTGATGCATCGGGCCTGCTTTGGCAGGCCCTTACCCAGAGGCAACCATGAGCATCAACCAACGCAACGACGCAACGCAGGACCAAGCGCAGTTCGTCGAGTTCATCGCGGTCGACAACAACGACACGGTCAGCACTCAGGTCTACGACTTGAAGCAAGCAGACCCGTGTCAGTTCAAGGTGCGCATGGAATGGACGTGGACGAGCATCGCCATCTCCAATCATCAGCGCGTCCTGGTGGTCGGGGGCGACTCGCCCACGTTCGCCACGGGCTACTTCGTCCTGGGAGCTACCTACCTCGGCGCGCCTGACAGCATCGCTACAGAGACGGGCGTGACGATCTCGGGCTTCCGAGGCACCGGGAAGTACGTCATCGAGTGCAGCAACGTCGCAGCCTACAACGACGGCGGCGCGTTCGACTTCAGGCATCGCGTGTGCCGCTACGTGCAAGTCTGGGTGACCAGCGTTGGCGCGAGCAGTGCAGGCGAAGCCGCCATCCGCATCGACCACAAGTAAGGAGCAAGCATGGGACTCATCGGATCGCTCGACAGAACGCCAGACACCGCCACCGTCTGGGACTCCTCGGAGTCAGTCGGCAACGCCACAACGGGTGCTAGCTCGGTCTTTGATCTTGGCCCCAGCACTGCTGTGGACCTGAATCAGAACCCGCACGGCGAGCTGATGCAGGCGCGCTTCACCTTCACGACTTGCAGCGTCGCAGTTGGCGACTTCGTGATGGTTCACGTGCAAGGCTGCAACAAGGCAGACTTCTCGACTGACGTCTACAACCTCGGCACGTTGGCTGTAGGAGCTGCGGCTGTCACGAACACGACGATTGGCGTCCTGCAGACGCAGGATCGCGGCCGAGGCACCTACGTCCTCCCGTTCTACAACATCGGCATCCTTGGCGACGACACTGCGCAGAAGCAGCAGTCGTGTCGCTACGTGCGCATCCAAACCAAGACCACTGGCGCAAGCAGCGCGTGCGTGTTCTCGGTGCGCATCGAGAAGCTCTAGCCGCACGACTGCGCGGGGCAAGCAGTCACGGAGAGCATGAGCGTGTGACATGGATGTGGCCCAACGGGTTGCGAGGCCCGTTGGGCATTTACTGATGAGGTGATGCAGTGGCTGTTCGGAAGTTCTTCCTCAACATCGGACAGAGCAACGCAGGCCCGTCAGCCGACGCAGCTACGTGGTGGGTGCTTCACCCCAACGTGGACATGCGTTCGGTGCATCCAACGATCAACTCGCCCAACTACGCTCAGGGCAGCTACTCCGACACCTACGACTTCCCGTTGGGTCTGTTCCCGAACTACCCATCGGTCAACGTCAAGGGCGTCGGCATCAGCGCGTTGCGCTACCTGACGTTCTACAACCCGATGCCAACGGGTGCGTCCGACTACCCGAACACGATGCGGGTCACTGCGGTCGCTAGCACGAACGGCCTGACGTCGCAGCAGTATTGGGTCAGCTCGATGGTCGGCAAGACGATCACGCGCAAGCGCACGGGAGTGACTTACACCATCGCCACGCACACAGCTCCTGGCAGCGTGATGACGGTCAGCACGAACTTTGACCCGCCGCTTGAGGTGGGCGAGACGTTTGCGCACACGCTGCACGCAACGGTTGGCGGAAGCGACACAACCTTCACGCACACACTCCTGCTTGGACAGGATTGGCAAAGCAACGGCACATTCCAATCGAGCCTTGAGGGGTGCCGCATCAAGTGCGTGGCGTTGGGCGTTGGCGGGCACGCGCAGAACCTCAACGAGATCAGGCAAGTCGCCAGCGTCAGCGGCACCTTCAACAACGTGCTGACGGTCACCGCTGCATTCCCGCAACACGTAACGGCAGGCGATCAGTTCGAGATCCTTCCGCCGAGCGGCGTCACCTCGTTTGATCGTTGGGCCTACTTCCTGCCGTGGTGCCCGTTCGAGGGCAACGTCAACGCGAACACGCCGCCCAAGCGCAACCCATACCCTCCTGGGTTCAACTACCCTGCGCATCACGACACGCAGCCGGTCTACAACCCGTTCGCGGGCACGACGCGATTGTGGAACGGGACGTTTGAACGCATCGCCTACCACGTAGGCCTGGGCCTGCGCCTGCACGAACACTTCGGTGAGACGATGCACGTGATCTCGCTCGCTCCAGGCGGCACAAGCCTTGGGCATCGTGAGCTGCGAGACAACGCCTACGGGCACGGGTGGTTCGACTCGTCGCAGCACAGCTACTGGGCACCTGGAGAGGGGAACGCGTGCTTCCAACGCCTGCTTGACACGTTGGACGCAGGCATCGCCGCAGCCGCGCTGAACGGTGACACACTGCAGTGCGTCGGCGTGTTCTTCGTGCAAGGTGAGGCGGACGCAAGCGACTTGCTGTGGAGCCAGAACTACCGACCCAACCTGCAACGCCTGAAGACGGCGGTCCGCGATGCGCTTGTTGCTCGCAACATGTGGGCAGGAGCAGCTGCGTCGATCCCGTGGGTGCAGCCCAAGATCAAAGCGAGCTGGACGTATGCAGCAGCGGTCAACGCAGCCATCGAAGCCGAGGCGGACGCTGATCGCTACATGCGCACGTTGGAAGTCGAAGACTTCCTGATGGTCGACGCGGCGCACTACAGCGGCATCGGCGCAACGCAGCTGGAGTCGGCAGCATTCACGGCTTGGCTCGCTGCAAGCCAAGGCATCGTGCAAGACGCGTCCCCGCTCGTAGTTGAGGATGGCGTTGGAGCATCGAGCGGTACCGAGGTCAGCTACGCCACGCCCGACTTCGCTGGTGTCTACTTCCAGAACCAAGGCGGCAACGCCGCATGGACTGCGGCGACTGAACAGCAACGCAACGTGGCGTTGATGCAAGCGACCATCTGGATCGACTCGACCTACGGCATGCAGTTCGTCGGCTACAAGTCGGTGAACACGCAGCCGCTTGAGTGGCCTCGTGCGTTTGCCTACGACCGCGAGGGCTACGAGATCACGGGCATACCGCTCGCCTTGAAGCGTGCGACTGCAGAGGTTGCTCGACGCTGGTTGGAGGACCCAACGCAGCTCTCGCCTGACGTCGCAGTCGGCAGCAACGTCACACAAGACACGGTGAGCGTTGGACCGATCACGGTGAGCAAGTCCTACGCAGGCACTAAGGATCCCGAGAAGAAGTTCCCAGTCGTTGCGCGCCTATTCAAGGTTGCGGGCCTGATCGACTCGTCCATGTGGGTGCGTCGATGATCGACGCCGCAAGCGTGTTGCTGGAAGTCGTTGATGCTGTTGCGCAGGTCGGCGCACCTGTGGTGCTGACGAGCTACGTGGACACGTTCAACGCGGCGACAGGCAAGACCACGCGCACTGCAACGCAGCAGACGGTGATGGCGTCGCCGCTTTACGCGTCGAGCAAGACGCTTGCGCAGGACACGCGTGAGCCTGCAAGCGCGCAGCTCCTCATGCCTGCGTCGGGCCTAACAACGCCTCCGCGCAACGGCAGCAAGATCGCTGTCGCCTCGCGTGTGTTCACTGTGCAACAGGTCACAACGCACACGGTGGGCGCAACGATTCTCGCCTACGAGCTGAGCCTGTCGGAGGGCGCGCCGTGAGCAACAAGCAGAACGCTGCCAACTTCATCGCAAGCCTTGAGCGATTCACGGGCACGGACGTCCCTGCCGCCGTTGTGAAGTTCCACCGCAAGGTGCAGCTGGAGCTGCTGCGGCGCATCGTCCTTGGGTCGCCTGTTGGCAATCGCACGCGCTGGAAGATCAACCAAGGGCGCAGCCGCAGGAAGCTCCTGCCCAAGGGGTATGTCGGCGGGCAGTTCCGTGGCGCGTGGCAACTGACGCTTGGCACGCCTAGCACGCTCGACATCCGCAGACCGAAGAACGGTCCGCCCCCGCGTCCCATTGGAGCCGCAGACGGCAAGGCCATCCTGGGTGGCCTGCAGCCGTTCACCGTGTCCTACTTGGTGAATAACCTCCCCTACGCAGCCGTCTTGAACGAGGGCAGGCCCAAGGGCACGCCGTGGACGAAGATCAAGGAGATCGGGTGGGTCGAGACCATCGTTGCGTCTGTTGCGCAGTGGGCACAGCGCGAGCAGCTCACCAAGTCGGAGGACGCAAGTGGTCAGTAGCTTGACGCAAGCGGTCGCTAGCGTGCGGCAACGCTTCCACACGCTGATCACTGTCGGAGAAGCTCTGCCGACGATGCACGACAACGCCTTGAACGTTGCGTTGCCTGCAACGGGTCGCTATTGCCGCTTCCTTGTGCAGCTCGGAGACCAGCAGCAGCAGACCGTCAGTGCCAACGGCGGCGGGCATTGGCGCACAGTCGGCACTGCGGTCGCAGCGATCTACGAACCAGCAGGCGATGGCGACGGCTGGCAGCTTGAGCTGGCAGATGCGGTCGTTGATGCGTTCCGTGGGCAGACCATCGTCGGCCCGCCTGTCGTGCGCTTTGATGCGCCAAGCGTTACCAACGAGCCTGTGCTAGAGGACGGCATGTGGCTCGTCATCGTGTCCATCCCGTTCATCGTTGAGGAGTACGTCTAGTCATGGCAGCGATCAGCTCTAGTCGGTTCGGCAGCTACTTGTGGACGGGCACGCCGTCGACCACGTTGCCTGCCACGCTTTCGTTCAAGAATCACAACGTCGCCAAGCCGGGAGTGAGCGGCGGGCCGAACAACACGACGGTGGAGTCGCAGGTCATTCGGCAGTCGCGCAACCCTCCTGGCATCAAGCTCGTAGGTCCAGGTAGCGCGTTGACGATCCCGTTCGAGATGCAGGTGCCCGTGATCGCTGGCAACCCAGGCTGGTGGGATCTGCTGAAGGCCAGCATCTACGCAGACACGGTGACTGCTAGCTGGACGAGCGCGGTGAACACGACATGGACAAGCACGAACCTTGCCATCACTGGAGCCGATCAAGCTGGCGTGTTCAGTAACGTGGAGATCGGCGATGTGTTGCAGGTCTACAGCAACGCAGCCGCCACGGTGGTCTACTACGCTCGCGTCCTTAGTCGAGCCAACTCAGGCTCGACCACGACGTCGCTTGGCCTCGATCGCTCTGTGCCGACTGGCTTGTCTGCTGCAACAGACCTTCGCTTCAAGCGCGGCACGCGCATCAAGAACGGCAGCACGCAGGACCACTTCGTGATGCTGCGCAGCTACTACGCTCCAGGCACAAGCACCTACAACAGGTTCGACCTCTACACAGACGAGACGATCGACAGCGCGAACGTGACGCTCTCCAACAAGGGCATCATCACGGGGCAGTTCCAGACGGTCGGCATCGGTTGCGATGGTGTCTACGACGATACGACGTTTGCAACGCGCACGGTCGGCAGCACGGTGACGCACGCCAACGCGCCGTCTGGGCAGGTCCTCGATGCGACCAACGACGTTCCGTGGATTCGCGTTGCGGGTGCGAGCTACGGCGTGCAGTCGATCACGTTCAGCTGGAACAACAACGGGCAAGCGCGCTCGCAGGTGGGCCAGTATGTGGCGAGCGGCATCAGCGCGGGCGACTTCCGAGGCAACGGCCAGTTCACCGCCTACTTCGACGACATTGCCGAGTTCAACAAGGCCCTCGCTGGCACCGCGTCCAGCATGTATGTGGTCATGGAGAACGACTCGCAGCAGGCGATCATCGTTTCCTTCCCGCGCATCCGCTACGGCAACCCAACGCTGGTCGGGCAAGACCGCGATGTGATCGCCACGCTCCCGTTCTCGTTCGAGCAGGATGACACGGAGAACCTCGGCGTGCGCATCCAGGTGGTGAACTGATGAAGCTGCAGGACATCAAGCGCAGCCAACACAGCACGCAGGGCCTGTGGTGGGACTTTGAGCGCGGCCAACGCTGCGACGCGCCAACGGACAAGCTGTGCGTCAAGATCGCTGAGCGCGACAACCCGATGCACCGCGCCTGCCTTGCGCGCCTGCAGCTCGACGCCGCTGACAAGCTGCGCCAAGGCGGTGAAGCGGCAACGCTCGCATGGAACAAGATCCAGGTGCGCGCCATGGCGGAGGCGATCTTGGTCGATTGGGCCAACGTCGATGCCGAGGACGGGTCGCCAATCCCCTACAGCGTTGCAGAGGCCGAGCGCGTCTTGGCTGACCCTGCGCTGTGGCCGTTCCGCAACTTCATCGAGGACGCTGCAGGCCTTGCTCGCGGCTATCGCTTGCAACAGGAGGCAGACGCCAAGGGAAACTGACAGACCTCCTGCGGCTCGCCCTGATCCCGCAGGAGGACCGTGACTACTTCGCAGCGTTGGCGAAGTGGCGCAAGAAGAACGGGCTACCTCCACCAAAGCATGCGGCGTTGCAACATGTCGATCTCGACCCGAAGCACCTCGACCTCTGGGATGCGTTCCTGGAACTCAAGGGCAGCGCGGCGAGCGGTCTCGGCAGCAGCACTATCACGGCGTCCGATGTCCACGCGTGGTGCGTGATGAACGCGATACCACAAGAACGCTGGGGCATGTTCTGGCGCGTGTGCCATCACCTAGACGGCGTTGCTCGCAAAGCGATGCACGAACGAGAGAAGAGCCATGACTGAACTGATCCTCGCAGTGAACAGCACGCAGGCCGTGCAAGGCGTCAACGCGATCAGCCGCGAGGTTCAGGACTTTGCCAAGAAGGCAGACGAGGCAGCGTCCCGCGTTGACGGTCTGGAGACGCAAGTCGGGGATCTAAGCAAGCAGCTAGACAGCAGCCGTCGTGCCACGGGTTCGTTGGCCGATGAGAACAGGCGACTAAAGGACACTCTTGTTGGGACGCAGGCACAGATGGATGCCGCCGCTCAAAAGACGCGGCAGTTCCAACAAGCAGCAGGTGCCTTGACCGAGCTGCAAAGCATCGGCGCACGCGCAAAGATCCTCGGAGACGAGATCGGCAACCTGGGCACGAGCTTTGGAAGCTCTGCACGCGTCGGGCAAGCGTTTGCAGGTGTCCTGTTGGACGTTGCGCAAGTTGGCGACAAAGCCAAAGGAGGCTTGTCGGCGTTCACGGCGTTGCTGAGATCGAACCCGTTGCTTGCAGCCGCTGGCGTGATCTCGGCAATCGCCACTGCCATGGCCTTGTTCGGCAAGGAAACGAAACAAGCCAACGTTGATCTAGAGCGGCAGATCAAGCTGCAGGAGGAGCTGCGGCGCAGCGGCGTGGACTTGGCTTTGCAGATCCAGCGAACATCTGACTTGCAGAGAGTTGGGTTCAACGTCGATGCGAAACAGCTAGAAGTTGATCGTGCCAAGCAGTTGACGCAGGCCGCGTCTTCCCTTGCTGGACAACCAGGAACGCAGTCGATCTCCGATCTGCAAACGCTGACTGGGCTGTCCTACCAGCAGCTGCGCGACCTTGCGCAGCAACGACAAGGCTTGGTCAACATCCAGCAGGAATCCATCGCTCCAACTTTCGGACCTATTGCGGGCGTCCCAGCTGGCGTCTCGCTGGATGTCAACGCTCCAACAACTGAAGCGATCACGAACGAAGCAGCGCGTGTGATTCTGCTTCAGCTAGCAACAGCCTTGCGCATTCAAGCGGAGCGCACTGACTTTCAAGCGCAGGTGCCCAAAGTTACGCCTGCGGCAGCCGCACCAGGTATTAGCGGAGAAGTCTACGGACCTGCGTTGCCGCCACCTGCTGGCAGACGATTCACGCAAGAAGAGGTGGATCGCATCATGGCATCGCGTGTGCGGCCAGACGAAGCGTTCCAAACCGTGCGACCACGCGTTGCGTACGAGGAACCAATCGGACCAAGCCCTGGCCCTGGGTTTGAGATGCCGATGACTCCCGAGCAGCTTGCTGCCTACCAGAAGCAGTTTGCACCTCCGACTGTGCTGCTTGATCCCGAGAAGATGAAGCAGGACGCCGAGGAGCTTGAACGGTTCAACGAGAAGCTGCGTGAGATGAAGTCGCTGGGGCAGGACGTTGGCGCAGCTTTGGGCAGTGCGTTCTTCTCAATCGTCAACGGCGCAGCAAACGCACGGCAGGCTCTTGCTGCGTTGCTGCAGCAGTTCGTTGCCATCGCGCAACAGCGAGCGATCCAAGGCATCGCCAACTCGATCGGCAACGCTTTCGGCTCTACTGTTCAGCAAACCAACGCCAACGCGCAGACGCCTGGGACAGCCAACACTGGCATCAGCCTGCGCGGAGGCTCGACTCCCTGACTATGGCCTTCCACAACGTTCAGCTTCCGCCCGCGATCAGCTACGGCGCAACAGGTGGTCCTGCATACGGCACGACGGTGCAAACGACGTCGAGCGGGCACGAGTACCGCGTCGCTCGCCAAGCGCGTCCGCGTCGCACATATCAGTTCGACAAGCTCCTCATGCAGCCTGCAGAGTGGGGCGCGTTGATCGACTTCTGGATCGCTCGACGCGGACATTTGCATGGGTTTCGCTTCAAGGACTGGAGCGACTTCACGACCGCAGCAGACGGCGTGAGCGCGCCTAGCAACCTCGACGTCATCCTTGGGACTGGTGATGGCATCGAGACGCAGTTCCAGCTCCTCAAGTCTTACGACGTTGGAGGACTGAACCCGTTCAACGAACCGATCAGCCTGCCTGTAGCAGGAACGCTGCAGGTCGCGGTCGCGGGCACGCCGACCTCTAGCTACACGCTTACGAATCCAGGCGGGTTGATCACGTTTGCTGCTGCGCCAACTGCTGGGCAGGTCATCACCGCAGGCTTCGAGTTCGATCGCAGCGTTCGCTTCAACCAAGCGGACGAGACGCTCAACATGCGCATCGAGCGCGGCTACGTCGCCAACTGGGCGGGCATCACCTGCCTGGAGCAGCTCGACGAAGAGCAGTCGCCAGAACTTTGGTATCCAGGCGGCAGCAGCGGCACGATCCAAACCGCGCAAGACGTTGTGCTGACGTTTGACACCGAGCTGTGGACGATCCAGAACACAGGCGCAACAACGCGCAACGTGTTCTTGCCTGCTCCCGATCGTGTGGTAGGTGGACCTCGCTTGTTCGTGGTCATCAATCTGCTTGCAAGCGCAGGCAACTTGCAGCTGCGCGATGACACAGGCGTGCCTGTCGGGACTGCGTTCCTGCCTGGAGAAACCAAGCGCGTCGCCCTGAGCTGGACAGGCGCAACTGCAACGTGGTTGACCTACTGATGGTCCACACGCGCACAGCTTTTGATGAGCAGTTTGGGCGATCGCTCAGCCGCTCGATCACAGCGAACGCAGACCTGCCACTGAACTACGGTGCGGGCGGCGCACGCTTCCTGGTCATCAGTGCCAGCGCGGGCTTGAGCGTGCGTCTGCCTGATGCCAGAAAGCTGCGAACGGGCGCGGCTGTGTTCTCGATCTACAACAGCGGCTCCAACCTCTTCACGGTCACCGACTGGGCAGGCGCGTCAGTGCAGGTGCTGCTGCCTGGACGCATCGTGGAGCTGCACCTGTTGTCCAACGCAACGTCTAGCGGCTCATGGTGGCCCGAGACGTTCGTTGCAAGTGCGGGCACGCCGCTGACGCTGGGGCGCGTTCCCCTAAGCATCAAGGTCTCGTCGAACCAGTCGGGTTTGAACCTGAGAACGTTGGCGGATCGCTACGACTACACAGGCGAATACCCTCTGGCGTTGCGTGTTGAGATTGCGCAGAGCGTCAACATTGACGCCAACGTGCCAGGAGTCACAAGCCAGATCCGTGCCCTTGATACTGGTGTGTTCTTCGCAGGCACAACGATCCTGCTCGTGAATCGCGGGACCATTCAAGGCTTGGGAGGTGCAGGTGGACAAGGTGCAGACAGCTTCCTAGGCGCAACGCCGAGTCCAGGCTTCAACGGTGGGACCGCGATCTACGCACGCCACAACCTCACAATCGTCAACTTCGGGCTGATCGCTGGTGGCGGCGGAGGTGGCGGCGGCGGCGGTGCCTATGGCGGCGGCGGCGGCGGAGGCGGCGCAGGCTACCCTCCTGGGCGTGGAGGCTTGGGCCGCAACGGCGGGCAGAGCGGAGGCGACGGGAGCGCAACTCTAGGTCTTGGTGGCGCAGGAAGTGCAACAGGTGGAGCGGGTGGCGATGGCGGACCTTGGGGATCGGCAGGCACGGCAGGCAGCGCAGGAACCGGAGGCGCGGGCGCAGCTGCTGGAGCTGCAGGCTACGCGCTACTCTCAGCGGGCGGCGGGCCTGTCATCACGAAGCTGACGGCGGGAACGATCTACGGCCCGGAGGTTCTGTCGTGACCATTCGCAGCGGTAGCCAAGCGTTGCAGAATCAGAAGTGGAGGCGTGCGCAAACGCTGTGCAACGTGTTCCGCGTCACGCGCCTTGACGGCTACGTGCTGCGCTTCACGGATCATGATCGCATCTTGACCGTTGACGCAGAGCAGTATGCGCCTGCGTTGCTTGGCAGCTTGAGCGCAGAACGCAGAGACAGCGACCTCAAGGTCAGCAACCAGGAGGCACGCGGCCTTGTGGACGGCTCGACTGTGTTGATCCCGGATCTGCTTGGCAACAAGTACCGCGGTGCCAAGGTCGAGCAGTGGATCGTCGATTGGCGCAGGCCTTGGGTGTGGCACTACCGTGCGACCAAGCGCATCCGCATGATGAGCTACGACGGGTCCGGTTGGGTTGCAACGCTTGAAGGCGTCAGCACGCAGCTGCAGCAACCTGTTGGCGGTCGCTTCGGAGGCACGCACAGCCAGCAGTGCACCTACACGCTGGGCGACGCGGCGACCTGCAAGGCGGACATCTCGGATGACCTGATCTACAACGAGACGGCAATCACGGTGGCGACCGCTGGCACCACGGCGATTCTGATCGCGGTGTCGGGCACGCCTTGGACTACGAACCAGTGGGCGGGCTACTACTTCCACATGCGCGAGGGCACAGAGCGCGGCAAGGAGCGGCGCATCGTTAGCAACACGACCAACGTCCTGACCCTCGCTTCGTCGCTGGATGCGTCTCCTCTCAACGGGCAAGTCGGATGGATCGGGCAAGGCCCGCGTGTTGCCGCAGTCGTGTCGCCACGTATGGAGTTCACGATCACAGCAGGCGACTTCCCAACGTCTGCGTCCTACGTCAACAACTTCTTTCGCGACGGCGAGTGGCAATGGACCACGGGCGACAACGTTGGGCACGTGTCGCCCATCATCGAGTACGACGCAGGCACGCGCACGGTTCGCCTGCTGTTGCCAACGCCGTTCGACATCAACGCCAACGACCGCGGGATCATGCGCCCAGGTTGCGATGGTCTGATTGGCACGTGCTTCACGAAGTTCAGGCAGTTCCCCTTCAAGCAAGGCACAACGACTGCCAGCAGCACGACCACGCAGATCAACGACACGGCTGCGGGAATGATCGTGAACCAATACCAGAACGGGAACTACAAGCTACGTCTGGTGTCTGGCCCGTTGGCGGGTGAAGAGCGAGCGATCGCAAGCAACGCCACGAACAGCTTCACGGTGTCGCCAGCGTTCTCTGCCGCGCCTGCGTCTGGCGTGAGCTACCGAGTCGTGAAGAACAACGTGGACAACTTCGGCGGGACCGACGTCTACTCCCCTGGCGCGAACAAGACCATCGAGCAGATCGAGTGATGAGTATCAAGGGAGACATCATCGCTGCCGCAGCCGAGCGCATGGTCGGCACGCCGTTCCGGCATCAAGGTCGCAAGCCCAACTCGGGCCTCGACTGCGCGGGCGTTGTGTTGTGTTCTGTATGGTCGGCAGGTTGCGAGCTGCCCGACTGCATTGGCTACGGACCGCAGCCGCGCTCGTCAGTCTTGCTTGCAGAGCTGCAGCAGCGCGCACGGCGTGTGCATCGTGACGATGCAGAGCCTGGAGACATCCTGTTGTTCGAGTGGCGCGAGGACATGCCGATGCACTTCGGCATCCTGTTGGCGAACGACTACCTAGTGCATGCGCACGGAGCGACTGGACGCGTGGTCAAGCATCGCTTGACGGCAGCATGGGCTGA